GTCCTGGTCAATCGCCTTCTTCTGCAGAAGCCTGTCCAGCTCTGCGACCTCTTCCTTGTACTTCTCTGCGGCGGTCCTCGTCTCGTCGTAGAGCTTCGCTGCCGCCTCAGCTTCTTCGTCGCCTATTACCTTCACATCGCTTGTGCCGCGAACACGCGCTCTGCTCTTTGGTCCACTGGACTGCATAGCCTGCAGACGCGCGATCTCCTGCTCTACCTGCTCTATAGAAGCATCCGTGAGACCAAGACTGTCTAGAATGCCGCCCCTGCTCTTAGCTGCCGCAAGCTCACCGCGACGTCTCAGGAGTTCATCGATCTGAGTCGTCAGACCGAATAAACGCTTCTCTGTGGAGTCATCGAACTGTCTTCCAAACAGATACTTGTCTATCCTTGCCCCAGCATCACCCGCTGCGTTGATGAGCTTAGAGATGAGTATGAGAACGGGGCCGATGGCCGCGGCGATTGCGCCAATCCCGTTAACGATTGCACTTGAGAACGTATTGGCAGACTGCTTCGCTTCGTCAGACGCGAGCAATTTCGTCAGCTCTTCAATCTTGTCTACCGTCTCAGGCAGCCCACCCTTCGCTTCCAGAAGGTCACCGAACGCGTTCTTAAGCCCTGTCAGAGCACCACCGAAGTTGTCTCTCGCTGCCTCAGACGCACCACCGAACTTCTGCTCTAGCTCGTCGAGAATGAACGACTGCGCCTTAGCCTTCTCTCCTGTCTCTACAAGACGGTTGACAATGTCTTGCTGCGCCTGCGAAAAGATGACTCCCGAACGAGCCAGCTTCTTAAGCCCCGTATCTGGCTGCTCTAATGCTCTGCCGAGAGAAAGCGCGACCGTAGACAAGTCCTTGTCCAGTGCAGAAGACAGGTCCAGTACAGACTTCGTAGCCCTGTCGAAGTTATCTCCCCTGATGCTGTCGAATCGCAACAGGAGAGACTGCGCACTCTGGATGGCGTCGTCAGCGAAGATTGAGATGTTCTGCAGTTCGCTAGAGTAAGCCTCTAACTGCGCTGTAGACCTGCCAGCCGCCCCTCCGTTGGCGATGACCGCTGCGTTCAGCTTTGCGAGTGCCTTCTCTGCCTCAGACGTAGCCTGTATGACAGAGGCAATACCGAGTCCACCGAGCAGCGTAGACCCGATCCCGGCTAGATTGCGGCCAAGATTAGACGCAGTCTTGTTGATGTCCTTAGACATCTTGTCGAACTGTCGAGTAGCTTGATCAGCTCCCTGCTTGAACCCTCCAAGGCGCATGACGAGATCAACCGTCAGTACACCTAGACTTCTTCCTGCCATTAGCGTCTAGCTCCCTTGAGAATCGTCATGACATCCTCCAGCGTGGCGTCCTCGTCTTCATCGCCTGCGCTGCCTTCTCCGAACTTCGGCATGAAGTCTGAGACAGACGCCTTGCCGCCTGTCCTGTTGACAATCAGTGCCGCAATCATGGCGAAGCCAAGCTCTATCCGTCGAGCTAGATTGAGCGGGCCGCGCTTCTTGGCGTAGGCTGCCCAGGAAATGGCTTCTATATACGACATCTTCTCTTTCGCCTCTTCTATCGTCCTGCCGCCGATTCCATTCAGGACAAGTTCGTGCCAGAACTCATCGGCGGCCGTGACTTTTTTGCTTCCTCTTCAGCCTCCTCTCTGACCTTGTTGAACGCGTTCATAAGCACACGCGCAAGCGTTGGATCAAGAAGGTAAGCGTCCTCGTAACTCATCTTCTCTTTTCCGTTATCGCCGAATCTGATTCCTTCTGAGATCATGGCCGCAGAGCGGCTAACCTCAGGATCGCTTACTCGGCGAGCCGCTATGCGATCTACCCAACCGACGGAGAGTCGCAGAACGAACACCGTGAAGGTATCGTCCACTATCTCTCCGGTAGAAGGGTCCTCGTGTGTCCACGTAACCTCTACCGGAACAGGCGGAGCTTGAACAATTCCACCCTTTGCGCGAAGACTACCGATATCCATGTCGCACCTCTGTGCCTTAGTTGTTGACTAGATCAGACCTTCGGGGTCAGAACGGGGAAGCCCGAGACCTGCACGCTGACCGAGCTAGCGACCACAGCGTTCTGTGAGAAGTCGAACGGAAGGTCTGCGATGAAGCCGTCGAACGTGATCCACGAACGGGTCGCGCCCAACACGAACAGCGACGAGTCTCCGGTGGGAGCCACGGTGCCATCCGACCAGCCGAGTGCGAATGCCAAGTTCGTGCCTGCCACATAGAGCTCGTGGAGACGAACGTGGCTCGGGTCTGACGGATCGAAGTTCAACCCGAACTGCGCCGTCCCAGGAGTCGCCAGACCAGCTTCGTACGAACGAGCTTGGTCCTCGAGACACGTTGTCTCGATCTGGTCTCTCGCTGCCGTCAGACCAGTGATGCTCGTGACGCACCCGACCTTCGTGACGACGTCGCCAGTCGGGTCGATGAACCAGAGTTCCGTGCCTTGCGTTTTCTTTGCCATTACAGTCTCTCCTACCTTCCCCGATCAGGGGTATTGAAAAATTCAGTCTCTGTCCACGAACCATGCTGCCGTAAAGATTACTCTGTACGACCTTGTAGCTGCGTCCCTGAGCTCCCCATCCCAACCAGTCACATGTGCGAACGGTTCTATCGCGTCTCGTATCGCACGAGCGGCTGCTCTTGCCTCAGATGCCGTCTTTGCGAACACGTCTATCTGCGTGCTGATGGCGTCTATGTCCGGAACATTCCCAAGGTAGTTCTCGGGAGCGCCACCAACGACCTGCCACGTAGCGTACGGAAGCGTCTCGAGTTCGCCCGCTTCTCCGAACGGAAAAAGTCTCAGTCTTCCTGCCGACTCCAGGAGCGTTTGCACTCCGGTATCTGCAGCGCATATCGTAAAGATTGGTGGAGTCACTTTGCAGTCACCAGTTTGTCGAGTTCTTTAGAAAGCTCCTGAGTCAGAGCGTCCGTTACAGCCTGCGCATTGCTCTCTAGAGCGTCGCGTAAGAAACGCTTCGCTGGCTGATTGGACGTTCCGAACTCTACGAAGCGCCAGTACCACGTGTCCCCTCCAGGATTGCCGCTAGAACCGAGTGTCTTGTACGTCTTGCCTGCCTTCCCACTCCTAACGTTCGCCTTCGTGTTCGCATACTGTTTCGCGCCACCCTTGACACCGACGCGCATGACGATTCCGCCGATGCGCTTGCTAGACTTCGGTGCTTCCTGAACAGTGACGTTCTTCCACACTCGCTCTGGCGTGTTCGGGTTGTCGAACGCCTTCGCGTTGGCTACGGCTGCCTTGCGAACGATAGACATCGCTTTTCGCGCAGCCTTCTTAGCAGACTTCTTCTGCACCTTGTCGCTGAAGTCCTTGAGACGGTTCACCAAGACGCTGGACTTAGGGGTAATCCTAACGTCAAGATCGAACTTAGGCGAATGAAAGAGCGTCACCTGTAGTGCTCCTTTATCCAAGGATTGAGTGCTTGAACTTCTGGCATCCAAGGGTCGTGCTTGCCGTGAAACGCTACAATCCTTGTTCCTTCTGGAAGCCTCTGGCGATTCGGCACGACGTGATTTCTGTAGGAAGCGACACCTTCTTTCTCGGTCCACACCGCTTCTTTGTCGCCGAGACAGTAGCTGATCCACCCCTGATCACTTCCACGCGCATTAGCAATGTGCGCCATCCTCGGTGACTTAAGAGGGTCGAACTCTTCCCACACTCTTGTGCGAGTGCCCGCCTTCAACATCATCAGCGAACCGTTGTACCAGCAGAACGGAACGCGCATGCGCGGCTGCATCGCCTGACCGCCCCAGATAACGAAGTCTTCCTTCCGGCTCAGGAGCGGCGTGATGTCTCCGGTAATAACGGTATCCAGGTCCATGCTAACGATACGTTCTCCGATCAGAGTGGCAGCTTCTTTACTGAACATCCTAAGTCTTCTGTAGCACGACGGATTGTGCGCTCCAGACGGACTTGGGATGTCTCCGTACGTGTCCCACAGCGGTATGATTCGTATCGCGGGGTCGATCCCAACCGGGTCGTCCGTGATGCACGAGAACCGATGCGGCAGTCGTAGATTTCTAGCAACCATGTTTCGAAGGATGTTCACAGACTCCGGTCCGAAGTGCGATCGGTACGCAGTCTTTGGCTTCCACTTCCAGCATACGATGTCTAGCATGTTCTTAACTCAGTACGTCGATTCGGACGGCACTTCGATGCAGGGTATGGTGAGATACTCTCTTCCAGAGTCTAGATCTGGAAGGACTCCAGCCATATTGTACACGACCGAGCCGTGCCTGATTCGCATGGTGGGCCTAAGCCCGGCTACGAAGCGAATAGTGATGCGAACGCTGACCTCAGACTGCATCTGCTGAGAAGCGAGGTATTCTTTGACACTGAGCGGCTCTACAGAAGCGGGAATGCTAGAGTAAAGAGTCGTCCAGGTCTCTATGCGCTCTCCAGTAACCGCGTCCTGCGTCTCTTGCAGCGACTCGATGTTGACTCTGTGTCTGAGACTTCCAGCGCTGAACATACTAGATCTCCTCTTCGTGGTACGGGAATGATAGCACAAGCGGCTTCCAATCGCGCTGCGTTCTTCTGGCTGCCACTACGACTTTCTTTCCTGCGTCTTCTTTCTGTTTCCTAAGGTACTTTGTAGTTGAACTGTCGCCAATGTGCTCGTGCCTCTCGAGTGCTTCTGTCAGTGTTCTGACCTTGGCAGTAGCGGCGCACCTTCTGCGCCAGTCCCCATCCGTCCCGTAGAACCCAGAGAGTGCCTCATCGTAACCACCGACCTTCCAGTACATAGAACGAGTCATGAACATAGAGTTCGGATGCGGGTGAATGACGCTTCCGTCATGCTCTCGCCTGCTGAACCTGTAGATGACAGACTCATCATGCACGCCGAACAGCAGTCTGCGAGCTTCTTCTGCGCCAAGCATGTGATCCATGTCTGTAAGAACGCACCATCCACTAGGTGAATGATGCATTCCGATGTTTCTAGCAGCGAGCCAGTTCCAGCGCACGTCTACATCTATTCTAAACAAACGCATGGCAAATGGCAGCGTTCCGAACTCTCTAATGACCGACACTGCCGGGTTGATCGGGGAACCGTCGTCTACGATGCATGCCCTGATGTGCGTTCTAGTATCGTGTGGAAAAGACAGCCAGTGCTCTATCTGCCGCTTAAGAAACACGGGATTCTCGTAGTACGGATATACGAGCTGCACTGTCTTTGGCTGCGCCGTCTCTTCGACGCGCACCACAGGAGCCGTATCGAATGCGAGTGCGCCCATCAGTTCCACGCCTCTTTGAACCATCCGTACTCTACCGCAGCGATTGAGTTCTTTGGCTTCTTGCACAAGACCACCTTCGCCTCCTCTCCCCACGCCCCACTTCTAACTTCGCTTAGACGAGGAAACCACTCGATAGGCATTGCGGCCGCCTCCGGCTTACGTTCGCCAATCCAATCCTGGTCTCCCCAGAGCCGATGCGCCACAAACTGATTCCATTCCTCGTAGAGATCTTGATGCTCGCCAGCGTTGAACACCATCACGCTAGAATTGAAACGCTTCACGCATTGCCATCTTCCCTTCGGTTTGAAGTTTGGCGCTCCGTCTGGAACGAGCGCAAGAGAAGCTGGGTAGTTGATGATCGGCAGTAGACTCCCAACCACCAGAACATCTAGATCTAGATACAGGACTCGCCCAGACAACTCTAGTGCCCTGTTGAACAGCTGAAGCTTAGTCCACCATGCGTAGATGCCCTTCGGCGGGGATACTCGTATGGTCTCTACAGACGACGTCAGCTCGTGTTCCCTGTTCGTCAAACACACGAACCGATGTTCTGGCGCATGACGAGCAACCATAGACTTCAGTCGTAGAACATACTCCGCTGTGAACGGAACGTGACCAGTAACGAACAGGCAGGCTACTGTGAGTGTCATGATCTTGTTCCAACCATGTATGCTCTGCGCTCTCCGCTGAGAATACGCTTCGTCGCGTAGAACTGCGCTGCAGAACGAACGCCATCGAGAACAGCGTCTATCTGCACGTCGTCGAACAGAACTACATCGTCGATAACTTGAATCCGCGCAAGCATTCTAGCGTCGTTAGCCACGGCCCCGAAAGAGTGCTTCCCATCTACGAAAGCGAACGGTACTCTTGAGCCAGCTTCCACCACCTTCTTCAGAAGCTTCTCTGAGCCGCCAGATAGGTACGTGGTTCTAACGCTAGTAGAACAGAACGGAGCTACGAATTCGCTGACCGTCTTTAGACCGTCTAGCTCTGCGACACTGTTACGTGGAACGCGTGCCTCTGGTTCTACGACGTCCACAGACAGGACCTCTAGCTTGGCTCCGGCATCTTCTATTGCCCACCCCGCCACCACGGACGAGAAGCCCTTCGCAGTGCCGATGTCTAACACGACTGAGTTAGACAGAACCGGCTGCTCCAGCCTCTTCCTTAGGAGCGCGTAGATCACTCTGCCATGCTGCCAGCTCGGTGGATTGACCTTCAGCGGACACGCAAGTGCTCTTGCGGCAGCTTCCAATCGTTCTCTCGACACAGCGTAGCCAAGACGCGTCTCCAGATCATCAATCTCTGGGTACACCTTTGCTCGTTCTGTATCGAAGATTCTGTCGTACTCTGCTTTAGTTTTCACGCTGCACCCTTGTCGCCCGGGACATATATGTCGTCGCCATGAAGTCTGTTGACTCTTACGTAGCCTGCATCTGCAATCCAGTTCCTAAGCTCGTCCTTCGAGCTTCCGTAATGTCTCCCGTTACCATTGATCTCTACTGCGATGACCGGCATGTACCGCGCAATGGTGTTCGCAGCTCCTCGAAGCGCGTTGAGCTCATATCCCTCTATGTCTAAGTAGATGAGATCACAGGCTTCCAGCTTAAGATCATCTAGCAGTATCTGCGGTATGTCTCCTTCTCCGTTGATGTATGTCAGTCCCTCATGAACAGGTCTTCCGCTGCCGTCTCTTCTGCCGCAGGCCACCGAGATTGGTGATCTATCGCAGCCTAGTGCCGCATTGATTGGTACGATGTTCTCCTCTGGAGCGTTGTGCTCTAGGCATGCAAACAGGCTTCTATCCGGCTCGAACGTGTAGACAGCCTTGAACTCTTCTGCAAGACGCTTAGGAAACAGACCAAGATTTCCGCCAGCTTGAACGGCCACAGATCTCTTCTTCGTAAGTCGCATGGTCTCATCTAGCGAACCTAGGTCGCGTAGGTTCAACTGCAGACACTCCTTGCTCCCGCGCATGTTTTCCCAGTCCCACCTAGCTCGGTAGCTTCTAGCTCTGCGAATATTGAATGCTCCCATGCCCACTACCTCTTCTCCACAGACCAGATGTTAGACCTAGACACGGAAACATAGTCTCCGAACTTCTCATTAACCGCGTTCAGTACACCGGGATACTCTACGCTGTAATCATGACCACCGAACCAACCACCCTTTCTAACCTTCGGCCACCAGAGCCTGATGTCGTTCCTGACGCAGCCGTACTTGTGGCTCGCATCTACGAACACGAAGTCTAAGCTTTCCGGCTCCACTAGAAACGAAGCCTCAGAAGTGCGCATCGAGTGTATCGTGCATCGTCCGTAGTACCGATTGGCTATCGACATCACGCGACTCTTCCTATCCTGCCGCATGAAGTGATCTACTCCAATGATGGATACAGCCTTGTTAGACATCAGCAGGGCTTCTAGGAGCAGTCCAGTTCCAAGTCCAAGCTCCGCGCCCACGCGCCAGCCGCGCTCTAGCGACAGAGAAACAAACTCTGTTCTGTAGCTGTTCTTTGTCTCTACCGAGTCCATCAGATGACAGTCTCCAATCCAACGTTCTTAAATGCCTTGAGCGCACTCTTCGGTGTGCAGTTCAAGACTTCTATTCCCATGTTAGACAACACTGGCGCGAGTCTTGTGAAGTTCAAGATCCAGTTGTTGTACTTCTGAGACGTCTCCAACCTCCCTTCATGCTTACCGAACCAGTGTCTCGCTCCGTTCACCTCGCGCATGTCGTAGCCGCATAGAAGTATCCGAGACGCCCCTCTCTGCGCGGCGACGTGCAGCGCAGCGTACCCAGAGTTCCCGCCAGCAACTACGCTGTCCTCTCTCGCATCGAACGGAACACGAATAGAAAGCTTCAACGACAGAACCTCTGGGAACGGCACTATCTCACCGAGCGTCACCTTCTCTCCGGCAAACTTCAATGCGCGATCTTTGTACTCCATCCACCACTTCGCATCAGACGCGTAGAGCATGTCTGCCCATGGAGCAATGGCCGGGACTACTACCCCATCCACTACGGTATCTATCCCCTGATTGTTCACGGCGATAACCCTGCACTTACCCTTCACGTAGTCGGCGCATGCTCTGTTCATGCTTGGTCCGCTCGCCAGTATGGCTACGGTTTCTCCGACCCAGTCCTTGGGAACAGACCATGGAGTTGTCATCTTACCGTTGGCGAACGATAGTGATAGAGCAGCGAAATGACGGCGCGTGGAAGGTGTCCGAAGCCATACTCTACGCCGATAACAGGATCCTCTGTCTTAGACTCACGGTTCTTGAAGAAGTCTCCAAGAAGTAGAAGCACTGCCTGCTGAACAACCTTTGGAACCGTGGACGCTGGAGGAGAATCTGTGGTCATGATGACTTCTCCAGACGAGTCTACGAAGTCTTCTGCAGCCTCCTTCAGATAGTTGATTACCGCGCCAGATGCAGCCTCGATCTTGAGTTCGATGTCTGCGTCGTCAGCGTCGTGAACGACACGGAGATGAAGCTTGGCTTGCGCCAGTGTTACGAGGCTCGTCATTAGAATCTACCTCCGTTGGCATCGCGGATGGTCACGTCTCTGCCCTGCGGTCCAGGCATGCCCTGCAGACCTCGTTCTCCGTTCTTACCGTCCTTGCCGTCGCGACCTCGTTTGACCACGAGCTTCCAGTCTGAGTCCGGCTCTCCGGGCTTGCCGCTCGGAGAAGACTTGGTCGCCATCCACACAGACCCAGCACACGTTACCATGTCTGCCTGCTCGTACGTGACTGTGGTCGAATAGATGTCTCTGTAAACAGGAATGTTGAGACGACGCTTGACGACGGAAGCTGCCCCAGACGTACGTTGAACAGAGATGACCAGTTCTCGCTCCCCTTCCATGTCTACGGAAATGTTACGCACTCCGTCTACAATGGTAGTCCACCCAGCCGACTGCGCGTCTTCTGTAAACGGATCTGTCCTGCGGCTAGACCGCACGAGCCCGCCCTCAAACGAAGCGAACGTACCGCGGGGATACGATCTAGTCGGATCAATGCTCTCGAGAACCACTATTTCCAGCGCATCTTTGCCCGGAGTACCGTCTTTGCCATCCAACCCGTCTCGACCAGGAACACCGGCCTCGCCATCTTTACCGTTGAGACCGTCCTTACCGTTGATTCCGTCTGTGCCATCTCTTCCGGGCGGACCCTGCTCGCCATCTCGCCCATCTTTGCCAGCCACGCCGTCTTTGCCTGGAGCACCATCGATGCCGTCCTTACCGTCTATGCCATCCTTGCCGTCTTTACCGTCTATGCCATCTGTTCCTTTCTCCCCTTGAATTCCGCGCTCTCCCTGCAGACCGCGCTCTCCCTGCAGGCCACGCTCGCCCTGCAGGCCACGCTCGCCATCTTTGCCGTCGATGCCATCGCGACCGTCTTTGCCGTCGATGCCTCTTTCTCCCGGCAGACCACGCTCTCCATCCTTGCCGTCGATGCCATCGCGGCCATCCTTGCCGTCGATGCCTCTTTCTCCCTGCAGACCACGCTCTCCGTCCTTGCCGTCGATGCCGTCACGGCCGTCCTTGCCACTGATGCCATCCATGCCCTTCTCGCCCTGCAGACCACGCTCTCCGTCCTTGCCGTCGATGCCGTCACGGCCGTCCTTGCCGTCTATGCCTCTTTCGCCCTGCAGCCCGCGCTCCCCGTCTCTGCCGTCCTTTGGGACGGGGATTAGAGCAACGAGTTCCAGAAGCTCCTTGCGCTGAGTAGCGGGAAGTGCTTCGACCTGAGAGGCAAGCTCTTTAACGCGTCCCTCTAACAACTCTGTTCGCCGTTCTGCTGCCTCGAATGTTCTTCGAATCAGATCTCGAACTGAGCGAACGACCCGTTCACCTAGAACCTTAACGTCGTCCATTAAAAACCTCCACGATGATTGGAACCACTTCAAGCAGGTCCCTGTCATCTAGCAGTTTCCTGACCTGTTGATATTGAATTGTGTCCGAAGACCGCCATGCTCCTCCGCTGCCCGGTCCACCGCCCATCACTGGAACAATGACGAGTCCAAGACCGGCAGCGGCAATGATGCCCGATGCCCCAAGAGCGGACCTACCTATGCCTCGTGTGACTATCACGCGAGCCTCCTGCGCACTTCTGCTCCGCGACTGCGGTACTGTTGTGTCTCAGCGACATTCTCGTAGAGCGAAGCAACGAGTGCTGGCGTAACGTCGTCGTCTTCGTAGACGATCATCTGTCCACTTACCGGGTCTGTGACGGTCTTGTTCTTAGCTATGAGACACAGTATTCTCGCCGCAGCGGCAGATACGACATCTGCGTAGTTTCCTGTTCTGTGTATTGCGGTAGTGCTGTCCAACATGACGTAGAAGGCAGACACAGCCGACCCACCATCATACCCGACGATGAGATGCGGACCCGCTAGTTCTTCGGTGAACGTCGCTATGTACATTCCCTTCACATTCGCCTGCTCAACAACCGCGTCGGTTACTCCGACGATTACGTCGCTGTTCACTTGAAACAGTTTAGCGGTCAGGGCTAGACCAGTCGCAGCGGCAAACTCGATTAAGATAGCTGGGAGCTCAGGACTCTCTGCCGAATGAGAATGTGAAGAACCCGCAACGGAAAGCACGTGAGCTTGAACTAGACCCAAGGTTCCATCAGCTGAATGCGCGTGCGTTGCCGCTGCAACCGTGAGTGTGTTGGCCTGTGTCAGATCGACGTTCGCTGCCGTGTGCGAATGTTCCGCTGCAGAAACAGTGAGCGAGCTAGCCTGCGCTAGCTCTGCGTTCGCTGCCGTGTGCGCGTGCTCCGCGTCGTTAACGACCAGCAGAACATTCGGATCTTCCAATAGTCCAAGCCCTGCCTGCAGCGTCTCTCCCGAAGAGCTGAGAAGGTCGAACCCGCTGTTATGGAGCGTAGACATCTAGGCTGCCCTTACCTGCGGATCGAACCTGATCGTAGTAGAAGGCTTGCCAAGAATCACCCTTGCCGCAACGAACCCCTTTTCCTGTGGAGTAAAGGAAGCAGAGGCAACCTTAAAGGTGCTGTCCCCAGAGTCAGTTGCCGTCGGACTGCCGGTCCAATCAGAATACGTCTTGCTGCTGGTCTGGTCTGCTGGTGTGCCAAGCAGTTCCATTCGATCATTGATGATTGCCGATTGCGGAACACCGCTGACTCCTTGGTACGAGAATTCACCCCACACTTCATCATCCTGCAGTACGACAGCATCATTCACCAGCAGTCCCTCTATAGAAGCAATGCGACTCGCGCCAGTGTTGGGCTCCTTAGAGGCAATCCACGGACCGACATACGGCCAATAGAAGCTAGCGGCAGCCGTAGTCGTGATCTTGTAGCTAACCGCGACTCCAGCTGTCTGCGCCCCGTCATTCGCAACGTAGTCTACAACAACTTCTGTCTTGCCGTACGCGTTCTGGTGGAAGTATCCATAGTGAACGTCGCCAGCGTAGCAGTTGAACGCTTCGAGAAATCCGCTGGCCGAATTGACTGTGGTTGGCCCAGCCGCGTGCAGCGTAGCAGAAGCATTCACCTTGCAGTTTCTCAGGATGAACTCAGGACCAGCAGAAGATGCTCCGACTGCGGCGTTAAACAACGTGCCCGTAACGAGAGAAAGGTCGCATCCATCGAACGTATGCCGATTGCCGCAACTCTCTGTCGTCTTCATGAAGACGCTAGGTGCGACGCCAGCCGGGTCAATAGTCAGATTGATGTGCTCTGATCGACACGTATTAGGTGTCACAGATTGGCTCGCGTTACTGAACTTGAACGTGCAGTTGCGCGTACGTACATGCGACAGATTACTAGCGTTGCCAGACGGACCAAGCGTGATCAGTGAAGTAGACGCACCATTGAGTATGAGAATACAGTCTTCTAGTTCAACCTGCATGTTCGTTGCGAGCGAGAGGTTCAGGTTGCGCACTAGCGTCGTGTTGGTTCCGTTCTGAAAGGTAACTCCATAGAGGAAGGCTCTGACCTGCGCAGCAAGCGTGGTCGCAAGGACGATTACTTGATTGGTTGCCTGTGACCCTACGAACGCGCCAGCCTCTGGAAGCGAGGTAGAAGTATTAGCGGAAATTACAGAACCGTTCTTTGCGAAGATCAGATTGAGCTGTGCAGACAGCGGCTCGTTGTGAGTGCTAGCGACCAGCACCACGTCACCGTCAACGGTGATGAGATCAGTCGCAGCCTTCA